TTCTCTCTGCGTCGAGAACATGTCGAGCATCGATCAGCTTGAACTCGCGAAGCTGTACGGCGAGGCGTGGGCAACGCACATGGTAAGCGCTACCACCTACTATGATGATTCTTCGTGGTTCGCTGTGTGCCAGTGGGTATGGGATAACTGGGATTCGGTTACCGGGATGAGTTTCCTACCTCATGACGGTGGCACTTATCGCCAGGCACCTTACGAGGCTATCGATCAGGCCGAGTACGACATCATGAAGCAAGCGATGCCGGTCATCGACTGGTCGCTGTTCCCAACTTACGAGAGAGGTGACACCACCGAGGGCGCGAAGACTGCGGCCTGTGTCGGTGACGCCTGCGAGTTGTGAGCAGTAAATCATGGTGGGATGCAGACCATCCTCCCAGGGTGTTCGCCCTAGCGCTCTTAGAGATGCAGGGCGATGCAGACCGCCAGAAAAAGTTTATGTCCACTCACGTTCCCGAGCACCTTCGGGAACTAACTCGAACCCATTACAAGAACGCACTCGCATTAGGAAAGAGCGATGAAGAAAGATAACCTTAGAGATCAGATAGCCAAGGAGACGGAACGATTCTTACGGGAGGGTAAGCGCATTGAGAAGCTACCCACGGAAAGAGTCTGCCCCGAAGGCATGGAGTGGATCGCGGAGCGCGGCATGGACTACACCACTTGGGATCAACCGGGATCACCAGAGTGGGAGCAGAGCCGTGAGCCTGATCCAGAGGAGGAGAATTTTCATGGATGAAGAAATAGGAGAGATCGAAATGTTAGCTGACTTTGACGACGCCCTGTTGGGTTGTGTCTACGCAGAGGATGGCACCCCAGTCGCCTGCTACTCAAGCGAGGTCGTAATGATGCGACTCGCTGAGGAGGGTTACGGGGAAGATGAAGCCCTGGATTACGTGGAGGAGATTACCACCGGGATGAAACTGATATGGATTCACCCTATCGAGTTTGAGCCTAGCTTCACACCGACCAAGGGTGGTCATCTAAGGCTGGTGCATTAATGGCCTTCGAGAAGTCGGTGGTCATCGACTCTAAATCAATGGCCCAGTCCGAGTGGCAACAGATGCCGGAGTTCGTTCAGGAAAAGCAGGAGCCGTTCGCGCAGATCATTTTCCGTTTTGAGACTGAGGATGATCTCGACGCCTTCGCTGAACTGATCGGTCAGAAGCTGACAGGTAAGACTAAGTCGGCATGGCATCCACACCGCCCGCACAGAGACCCAGAGAGGAGGATCTACAAGTGACTCCACGCTACCCGATCTTTATTGTGTCGAAGGGTAGGTGGGAGAACATGTTGACAGCCCGTGCCCTTGATAGCATGGGCGTGCCGTATCGGTTAATCGTCGAGGCCGCAGAGAGGGATCTATACGCGGCCAAGTACTCGTGCCCGATACACGTACTGCCCCAGTCCTACCTAGACGACTACGACACCTGCGACGAATTAGGTGACAGTAAGTCTAAGGGACCGGGTGCGGCACGCAACTACGCATGGGATCTATCTACCGAGGAAGGATTCAAACGCCACTGGGTAATGGACGACAACATCGACGCGTTCCACTACCTGAACAGAAACAAGAAGTGGGTCATCCGGTCGGGCAAGACTCTCTGCGCGGCAGAGGACTTCACTGACAGGTACGCCAACGTCCCGATCTCGGGACTCAACTACTACTCGTTCTGCAAGCGGACTGATGCGGTGCCACCGTTCGTGGCTAACACCAGAATCTACTCGTGCTTGCTCATCGAGAACTCTGCACCATATCGGTGGCGCGGTAGGTACAACGAGGACACAGACCTATCGCTCAGAGTCCTGAAGGACGGGCTTTGCACGATTCAGTTTAACGCGTTCCTCTGCGGCAAGGTGACCACTCAGCGGATGAAGGGCGGCAACACTGAGGAATTCTACAAGGGTGAGGGAACTCTACCCAAGTCTCAGATGATCGCTGACCTGCACCCAGACGTTGCCAAGGTTGCTTGGAGGTTTAACAGGTGGCACCACAAGGTTGATTACCGGCCATTCAAAAAGAATGCGCTGATCAGGACTGTGGATGTCCCCAATGGAATTAACGACTACGGAATATACGAGGTGACGCCATGAGTTTTAGAGGCATCAAGCGTTTGACCGCCGATAAGCACATGAGCGATGTCATGCGGAAGAAGGCTGGTTTCATCTGCCAGCTTACCGGCAAAGACTATAGCGACAAACCGCAAGGTCTACAGCTATCCCACTTCATTGCCCGAGGCAATTGGAGTGTCCGATTCGACCCTAAGAATTGTCTCGTGCTGTCCGCATGGGCACACAAGGAGATGGAGGGTCACCCTGTAAATCACATAGCGCTGTGGCGCGAAATTCATGGAGGAATTTATGGCCGATCTGAAAGCGACGCTGAACTCAATGCGCTTCTGGGCCGCTCAACCTGCACCGAGCGAGCCAAGTACGCCCGAGCCAACCACGACAAAATCGGAAAGCACTATCTCCGAATCAGCAAAGAAATCGACACGCTCACGGAAGAGGAACTCGAACAATATGAAATCCACCCCCCAATCTACAGAGACCACGCGCCCTTCCTCAGTTAGAGGTAAGCGCATCATGGTGATACCGGACACTCAGGTGAAACCGGACGTTAACACTGACCACCTAGAGTGGGCCGGGAAATATGCGGTGAAGATGAAGCCGGACGTGATCGTTCACCTCGGCGACCACGCAGACTTTCCCTCGCTGTCCTCGTGGGACAAGAAGGGCGGCAAACACATGGAGGGCAAGCGCATAATGGCAGATTTTGAGAGTGCCAATAACGCGTGGGCCAGACTGAATGCGCCAATCGATAAGGAGATAGCGCGACTAAAGAAGGGGAAGCGAAAAGCCTGGAATCCTCGGAGGGTGATCACGTTAGGAAACCACGAAGACCGCGTGACACGTTTTGTGAATTCTGACGCGGCATGGGAAGACGTTATCAGCTTAGACATGCTCGACTATGAGAGGTCAGGCTGGGAGGTGTTCCCGTTCCTGGCGCCATGCGAGATTGAGGGCATAGCATTCGTTCATTACGTAACTTCCGGGGTCATGGGACGCAGTATTTCAAGCGCCCGTGCTGGACTGACGAAGCGACACCAGTCGTTCGTTCAGGGTCACGTACAGACTCGCGACATAGCGGAGACCAGCGACGTGCTAGGCCGACGTAGAATTGGACTCATGGCAGGAATATTCTACTCCCACCAGGAATCGTACTTAACCAGCCAGACCGGGACGGATACAACGTGGTCGGGCATCTGGATGCTTCACGATTGCAAGGCCGGGGAGTTCGATTACATGCCAGTGTCCTACGCCTATCTGCAAGATAAGTATGGTTGAAGTCCGGCTGACGCCCGCCGAGATGCTCCTCGGGGCACAGGCGGGTGCCATGCGGCAGATCGAGAATCTAAAGACCAACGGATCGAAGCCGACTCATGGATTGGAGACCAACGCCAAAGACTGGCAACTTCACATCGAAGGCGTGCTCAAGGAGCAGGCCGTCGCTAAACACCTGAACCGCTATTGGAGCGGCAAGGGGGAGAGAGGTGACGTAGACGTTGATGACGTAGACGTGCGTAGCACTGAGTACCGGAACGGTTGCCTCATCATTCACAAGTCAGACCCCGACGACAGGTTCTTCTACCTCGTTACGGGGATCAACGGCAACTACCAAATACACGGCGGCATGTTCGCCAGAGAGGCGAAGCAGGAAGAATTCTGGCGGAGTGACCTACCCCGACCGGCCTTTTTCGTGCCTCAGAAATCGCTGTATTTGATGAATGGTAACGCGCGCTAACTAATTGCAGGCATGGAGGTTTGTATGGAAAAAGAATGGGTTATGGAAGATCGCAACCGTGACATGTGGTCGATAGTGAACGACGTTTCTCGTGTAGAAGAGATACCGATCAGTTCAATCGTATCGCTCGCTGAGGATCACGGCCTTCCTTGTCAGGACTTCGTCGAAAAATGGGAGGCACTACTCGACGCGAGTCACGAACTTATCAATAGAGCGGAGGATTTAATGTGAGATATAACGCGACGCTGTATTTCAACAACAAGCAGTCAGCGCTGGACGCTGGTTACTGTGACGCAATGATGGTCGATGACGATGAGCCAGAGGGTCGCCACTTCACGGTGATCACCTTCTTCGCTGACGGCTACGAGGTCGAGCAGGACAACGACTTGTTCGAGGTGGCCGTATGAGCATCAGGGACGTTTCATCAGTCAGGCTCAACGACGCCACGCCGGAAGAGTGGGACGCGGTCAACAGGCCACGCCACTACACCACGTCGGAAGTCGAGTGCATCGATTATATTCACATGATGCTAGGCTCGGGCGTTAACGATTATTTGCGAGGTCAGGTATACAAATATATGCACCGCCACCAATTTAAGGGCGCGGAATTGGAAGACTGCAAGAAGGCGCAGTTCTATTTATCGCGCCTCATATATGAACTCGAACAGGGAGGTTAAATGGATAAGGTTAATCGCTACATCAAGTTGTCGCGCAAAGACGTTAGCGCAGGAGTAGAGCAGAAAGGTGGCCTGTCGTATCTGAGTTGGGCTTACGCGTTCAACGCGTTGTTCGAGGAGTATCCGAACAGCACGTACTACTTCACCGAGCCAATGACGTTCCCTGACGGGACGATGATGGTCAAGACCGGAGTCACGGTGGGAGACATCACCCACGAGATGCAACTGCCGGTTATGGATCATCGAAATAAAGCAGTCAGCAATCCAGATAGCCGATTGGTGTCAGACAATACCATGCGGTGCCTGGTGAAGACGATTGCCATGCACGGCATTGGTATGGGTTTGTACCTGGGAGACCTCAAGCACGTGGTAGCTGAGTCTAGCTTCAGCAAGGCGGAGCAACTGATCGCCGCGCAGGACGCTAGTGGCTTTCACGAGTTCGTGCACGTCACGCTGGGTGAAGTCGAGCGAGTGGACATCTTTAATGATGCCCCGCCCGGTCGCAAAACTGCATTTAAAAACGAATGGCGTCAGTTGCTGTCCACGGCCAATACGTTTTTGGATGAGGTGAGTGCCAGTATCACGGATGCACACCAGCAAGACAGTCTCTCGCTTCTGCAAGAGACCATCGGTGAACTAACCTCTTACGAGAGGAAGGCAGTGTTCGGTCGTCTAACTGACGCCGAGAAAACTTTTGTTAAACAGGCAAGGAGTGCCGCATAAATGAAGCAATTTAAAAAGGTAGTAGCTACGGTAGGAAAGTATACTGACGCGAATGGTCAGGAAAAGAATCGGTACGTGACAGTCGGTCGAGCGTTCATACGCGAAGACAAGAGCGTGTCGATCAAGGTGGACTCGATGCCAGTAGGCCCAGAGTTCAGTGGGTGGCTCAACCTGTATGACCTCGATGAGGATCGTCAGGGTCAGGCACCAGCACGGGCGGCACCAGCGCCTGCACCAGCGGCGGCAGATGAAGACCTTCCGTTCTAATGTCTGACGTTGCCGCAGTGGTACTGGGGATTGCTTTGCAGTCTCCAGTACTACCCTTCACACTTTGCTTCAATGACAGTTGTGTCGATTACCAATGTGACACACCACCATCGGTATCTCTCTGCGGAGAGATTGCGAGAGTTCACACCCCGTGCCTACCGCTAAACCTAGTATGCAAAGACCAAGGTTACGCGGAGACATGCACGGTCAACGGGATCACGGTCACGCAGATGCCAAACAAGCAGGGCGTCATACTCGGAGCCAACGGGACGACAGGCAATTGCATCGACATTGCTCAGACCGGAGACAAGCACGAGATCAAACTAGAGACAGGAACCTAACATGAAAACAAAGGAGGATTTATGAAAAGCCAGCGCGTGTGGCGTCCATTGAACACGGTCGGGTTGATCCTGATCGGAGCAGTAGTAAGTTTTGTCTGCATCTACAGCATACTAGATCTAAGTCGCGTCTGTAGTGCCCTGTGAGAGCCTGAGAGCCGCTGTGAGAGACGATAGGGGTAACCCGCACGTCTACTATAGGTACAGCGAATCGGCCTCTAAAGGCGCATAGAGCGCCCTGAGTACCTCCCCCGAAATCACCGTGTATACAGCTTGGACGCCAGTATTTGCGTGTGCCACAAGGACGTGGCCGTGAGAGTAGGGGGCTATTTAGGAGTTATATCACCTCAAACAGGCCGTCCGGTCTGTAGACACCACTCTCTGGCGCTTCAGCCAAATCAAACAATCCCCTGATGACACTTCGCAGTGCTGTTGGCACTGCTAACTCATTCTCACCAGTCACGATGTTCTGCCTGAAGGGCAGGAAATTTCCGTAGTCGTACATTGGATCTTCCTGATAATCGATCCCGAGATTCTGCATGTTCTCGGCAACGCCCTCTTCGTGGTTATGAAGCTGTGCTGACAGCATCTGATTGTCGCCGCCTCCGGGCACACCAACCGCCCTCACCTTCGGCATGGTCTCGCTCTCGTACTGCTTGAAGCGCTTGGCCCACTCATCGTCAGCCACCTGAAAGCCATCGCCACGCTTGTTAGCCGCATCTACAGCCTGCTCGTGCGTGTATGGCTGAGGCTCGTGCTTACCATTGGTGGTTTCTCTCCTCATGTTGTCGTACATGCCATTGAACATCTGCC